GGCGGCGGCGCGAACCTGAACACCTCCGGCGCGTTCTCGGTGGCAACGCCTAGCGCGACGGCAACCGCTACCACGAACATCAGCATCAACCCTTCGAACACGGGTATCACGATCAATCCGACTGGCGCCAACGCAGCGCACAGCCATACGAAAACTTTCAATTGCCTGTACGCGCAGGTCATCATGTGCCAGAAGTCATGAGCAAAGACCTTATCTGCCCGCTCATCCGCAAAGCCTGCATCGAAAGCCGTTGCCGTTTCTGGACGCGGGTCTCAGGTGCGAACCCCCAGACCGGGGTTTTGATCGATCAGTACGATTGCGCCGTCGCGTGGCTCCCGATCCTGCTGGTCGAGAATTCGCGGCGCGCAACGGGCACGACAGCGGCCGTAGAGTCGCTCCGCAATGAAGTCACCCAACGTCAGGACCAGTTGAATAACGCTGTCGCTCTCGGTCAACGGGAAGCGGCAAAGAGAATCGGGGAAGAAGAATGGAGCCAAGAACGCTTACCGAAAGCGACGTGAAAGCAATCGTTGATGAGCTGGAGAAACGCGCGGCACAGCGCTTCCAGATCAACATCGGCAAGGGGGTGCTCGGCATCCTGTGGAAGACGTGTCTGTACCTGGTAATCTGGCTCGCGGCTTACGGCGCGGCTGGAGGATTCAAGAAATTCTTTCCCTGAAGGAACGCATGTGACACCCGATACACTGGCCGCAGCCCTTGGAATCCCGCTCCAGCGCGCGCAGACGTGGGCCAATGCACTTTCTGCGGCGATGGCTCTTTATGCGATTGATTCGCCAGCGCGTCAGGCTGCGTTCATCGCGCAGATCGGACACGAGTCCGGACGACTGATTTACGTCCGCGAACTGTGGGGGCCGACCCCGGCGCAGGAGGGCTACGAGGGACGCGCGGACCTCGGCAACAATCAACCGGGCGACGGCTTCAAGTTTCGGGGCCGGGGCCTGATCCAGGTGACCGGGCGCGCGAACTATCGCACGTGCGGCCTCGCGCTGACCCTGCCACTTGAGACAAGCCCCGAATTGCTGGAGCAACCAGGCAATGCCGCGCAGTCGGCGGCATGGTACTGGAATTCGCGGGAACTGAACGCACTGGCCGACGTGGGCGACTTCAACACGATCACGAAACGCATCAACGGCGGGCTGAACGGTCTTCAGGACCGCCTTGCGCTGTACGCGCTCTGCAAGTCGGCGTTAAGCGCATGAAGCCGACCACCACGGTCGCGGCTGGAAGCGCCTCCGCTGGCGGCTCTTTCGCTTTAATTGTCATCCTCACGTACGTGCTAGGGTTGTACCATATAACCCTTCCTGCTGATGTTGCCACCGCCATCGGCACGCTGATCACCATTGGCGTTCACTACCTGGTGGCTCTTTTCTCTGCCCAAAAGGAAATCTGAAATGGACGTTCAAGGTATCACCCAAACCGCTGAAGCCATCGCCAACGAACTGGCGCCCGTCGCCGCTACCATCGCCTCGGCCATCGATCCCGCTGCATCGGCCGTCGTGACGGAAGCCACGGGCGCACTGACGGCTGCCGAGTCGACCGCGAATGCCGTCGAGTCGTCGCTGGCCGCCGGCGGTAGCCCGGTCGTCGCTGCTGCGGCTGGCGCGGCCGCGCTGACTGCTGCGCCGGTCGTCGCCAGCAATCCGACACTCGTGGCTCACGTCGGTATCCTGTCGTCGTTCATCCAGTGGTTGCACGCCACGTTCAGCGATCTGTAATGCGCAACATGGTGAAAATAGCGGCCGGTCTCGACACCGCGCCGCTTCTCCTGGAGATAGCCCGACAGCCGAAACTGTGGAACCGGCGCGGGTTCCGCAAGGATCTGCCCGTCCACCGCGAAATGGACGACATCTGGTTGCGCTACAACGACGAGAAGCCGTTCAAGGAATCCGGGGACTACTCGACGTTCAACGACGAGCACGAATCGGTGTTCTACCCCGAGTGGTTCGCGCTACCCAGTGCACGGCCACTGGTCTACGGGATGATGGCCCGTGTTCAGGCTACGCGACTGGGCGGCGTGCTCATCACCCGGATACCGGCCGGCGGCAGCATCGCGCCGCACGTGGATGGCGGCTGGCACGCGACGTATTACAATACGAAATTGTATGTCGTGCTTCAGTCCAATCCGCAGTGCGTCAACCGCGTGGGCGAGGAGCGCGTAGCGATGGCTCCGGGCGAGGTCTGGTACTTCGACAACACGATAGAGCACGACGTCGTGAACGAGGGTCCGGACGACCGCATGACGCTGATCGTGTGCCTGAGGTGTGAGAAATGATCAAGCACCACTTCGCCGGAGGCGTGTATGCGCGGGAGCAGACGCTGGAGATGGGCCGCGAGGTCGAGAAGCACGTCCACGATTACGACCACCTGAGCGTCCTGTGTCGGGGCGTCGCGATCATGGACGTTGACGGTGAACTGCATCACCTGAAAGGGCCGTGCGTGCTCGAAGTGAAGGCAGGACAGAAACACCGGATCACGGCGGTAACCGATATCACGTGGCTGTGCATTCACGCGGAGAGCGTTGCCGATCCGGAAACCATAATGAAGGAGTAGATCATGCCTTGGGGCGTAGCGGCAGCAGTAGGAAGCGGTATCGCGGGCGCGGCTACGTCCAGCCTGTTGTCTCCGGGCACGTCGGGCGGCGGCAATTCGTACTACACGCCAACGGGGCTCGGCACGGCCGATCAGTCGTGGCAGAACCTCCTGAACCAGCAACTGGGTAACCAGCAGGGTGTCAACGACAACACGACGCCCCTGTACTATGGCTCGTTGCAGGGCGGTCTGAACGCGCAGAACGCGTATGCTCCCGGCTATCAGGCCGGTGCCAACATGGCAGGGCAAAGCTACGGGTACACCGGGCAGCAACTCGGCCAGCAGTCAGCGCAGAACTACGCGACGCAACAGGCGCTCCTGAACGCCGGACAGCAGACCTACCAGACCGCCCTCGATCCGCAGAACGCGCTCTACAACCGCACGGTCCAGCAGTTGCAGGACCAGACCGGGGCCACGAACAGCATGTACGGTTTGGGGTCGTCGGCTGCCGGCGCAGGCGTCGCGAACCAGGCATTGAGCAACTTCAATATCGACTGGCAGAACAACCAGTTGTCGCGCCAGTTGCAGGGGCTTCAGGGCTACGGTCAGGCAGCGCAAACCGCAGGCGGGTACGGTCAGCTAGGCACCAGTCAGCTTGAACAGTCGCCGGGGTACACGTTGCAGGCGGGGCAGGTTCCCTACCAGGCGGCGCAGGGCGCAGCAGCGTATCCGGGCCAGTTGGCGGGGCAATACGCCACGGGGCTGGAACAAGGTCCGCTGTCGTCCGCGAACGCGATCAGCAGCCAGATTATTCCGTACCTGAACTACGGGCAGGGTGCGCAGTCCGTGCCTTACCAGTCCGCGACGCAGGGCGCGGGCGCTGCGGGCGCGCTGCTCTCGCAGGGCATTCAGGGCCTGGGTAGCAATCCACAGGTGCAGTCCGCGCTTGGAAACTACTTCGGCTCACCTACGGGGTCTTTCAGTGGCGGCGACTTCGGCGGTGCGTTCACTTCGAACCCGTATTACAGCGGCGGCGGCAATAGCTACGGCTTCACGATGCCTTAAGGAGCGATCATGGCCGGACTCGGCGGACTCGCCTCGTTCATTCAGTACCAGGGGCAACTGCAACAGCAGGAGCAGGCGAAGCAGCAACAGCAAATGCAGCTTCAGGCGTTCCAGCAGGCGCAGCAGGACCGGCAACGCCAGCAGGCAGCGATGGCGGCGGCTGGCAATGCGCTTCCGCAACTGCTGGCCGGCGGACAGGTAGCGGCGCAGCCCCAGATGCCGCCCCCTCCGCAACCCCCGGCCCCCGGCCAGGCTTCGCAGCCCGCGCAACAACCGATGCCGCAGGCAGGCGGCGGTGCACCCTTGCCTCCGGGGCAACCCGGCGCGCAACAGGCACAACGCCCTCCGCTGCCCCCGTTCCGCCCCATGCCGACCACGCCTCCTCAGGCCGCTGCGCCGCAGGGCGCCATCCCCGCGCCTCCGCAACCGGCTCAGGCAGCACAGGGCGCTCCGCAAGGCGGGCCGCTGTCGATTGAAAGCGCAATCAAGGTGCTCAAGGATCAGGGCTTGGAGGGTGCGGACCTGATGGCAGGGCTTCAGCAACTTCAACCGGTTCTCGACACCCAGGCCAAACTGCAGTCCGCGCAACTACAGGCGCAATTCAACAACGCGGTGAAACTGGAGCAGTTGCAGACACAGAAGGACTCGCTGCAAGCCCGCATTGACGCTGCCAAGCAGGCATCTGAGGACCGGCGGTTGAGCATTCAGGAGCGAGAGCAGGCGCACGCGGATTCGATGGGCATGCAACGCCAGTTGCTCAACTTCCGGATTGAGGAAGCCAAGCAGAAGCACGCGGGCGACCCGGACGCGAAACTCGATCCTGAAACCGTGAAACTGCTCGCGCAGCAGGCATATAGCGGCGATACGTCTGTCTATCAGAACCTGGGTCGCGGCGTGCAGGGCGCGCAGAATATCGTGGCGATCCGGAAAGAAGTTGCGAGGATGCGTGCAGAGAAAGGGGAGACAGGCGCGGATCAGGCAGCGCAAAACGTAGCTTTCGGCGGCGAGAAGGCAGGCGCGCGCGTTGCAGCAACAGCATCCACGAAGATGTCGCAGGCGGCCGATGAAGCCTCGCAATTGGCCGATCAGGCGCTTGATGTGTCGCGCACCTTCTCCCGCACCAATGCGCCCACGGTCAATGCGGGCCTGAACACGCTTCGCAAACAGGGCGGCGATCCGCAGGTATCGCAATTCCAGGTCGCGATCAACGGGTTCAAGAACACCTACTCGCGCGCGATCAGCCCAACAGGCACGCCCACGGTGCACGACAAGCAGCACGCCGACGAACTGTTCAGTCTCGACCAGTCGCCCGCGCAGTTTGAGGCCAGCATTGCGCAGGCGAAGAAGGAAATGGCAGCGGCGATCGCGGCTCCCGGCCACGTGCAGGCAGCACAGCGTGCGCGGATCTCGGGGAAACCTGCCGAGGGCAGCGGCGCAATCCCGCAAGGCTGGTCCGTAACGGAGCACTGATATGCCGACTTTCACTTTCACCTCGCCTGACGGAAAGAAGTACGACGTTCAGGGGCCGGAAGGCGCGACGAAGGAACAGGCGTTCGGCATTCTCCAGCAGCAACTCGGGAGCGGCGGTGCACAGAAGCAGGCCGCGCCCTCTGCGCCGCTCGACCGCTTGCCGCCGGAGACGTCACCCGGTAATCAGCCCTCAACGAACGCCGACAGCATCGCGAACCGCATCCTGGGGTTCGGGGAGGCGGGCGCATCGGCAGTGACCGGTGCACTCGGGGGCGCCGCCGGCCAGTTGTACGGCGTGGGCAAGGCGCTCACGGGCGGCAAGTACGGCACGCAGCAGGGCGCTCAGGAAGCCGAAGCTGCTGGTGTGGGGCTCGCCAACAAACTGACCTACCAGCCACGTACCGAGACCGGCAAACAGTTGACCGAGGGTCTCGGGAACGTGATGCAGGCTTCCCGTTTGCAAGGGCTGCCTGTGGATGCTGCGATACTTGCAGGGATTCCAGCTGTTCCAAGGGCGTTAACGGCCGCTGGAGAAGGAGCAGCAGGGGCCGGACGTGCGGCGGGGCGGGGCGCAGTTCGCGCGGCGGCGTCCGCACTACCGGAAGTTGACGCCGAGACCGCGCAGCTCGCACGGCGGGCGCACCAACTAGGGATGCGTCTGACCCCCGAACAGGTGGTTGGCGGCAAATACAGCAAGATAGCGGGCGAGGGCCTGGCTTCCGTGCCGCTATCAGGCAGTAACACAGAACTTAACAAAAATGTTTTCCTGCGCAATCTGTCGCAGCAAGCCGGAGTCATCGGAGATAAACCTACCCCTACAGCTTTCGGAGAAGCGACGCGCCGCGTAGGGCAAGAAATTGGCGCCATAAACCGGCGGTATGATGTGCCCGTCACGCGTCAGGATATACGGGCGCTTCGCTCCAACGCATTGAGGCAGACACCAGCCACTGCGGCCGTGGTTAATGCGCACGTGAACCAGATCAGAAATAGCATAAGAGACGGTGTGCTGCGAGGTACGACATTTCGCAGACTCAATACGCAACTCGGCACGGCGATTAGAACCGCAGAGAGTGGGGATGTCCGGCACGCGCTAGGCAATTTGCAGGATGATCTCCAGGATATGCAAAGGGAACAGATGACGCCTGCGGACATCGCGCGGCACGATACCTTGCGCCGTCAGTACGCTATACAAAGAACGATAGAACCATTGGTGGCAAAGAACCCGACGGGAGACATTCCACCGTCTATACTGCTCGGTGCGCTAACTGCGAACAAGGTTGGAAAGTCCGCTGTAGCGCGCGGCGCGGCGGGGGACATAGGAGAACTTGCGTCTATCGGATCTCGTTTTCTGAAAGAACCCAAGTCGTCCTTCACTACCGAGCGCAAACTGGTCGGAAGCATTCCGCCCCTAGTGGCTGGCGCTTTGGGGTCGGGGGCGGGGGCGGCAGCGGGCGCCTCTGCCCTTCCGGCTATCTTGGGGGGTATAGCCGGAACGGTGGGCACGGCGAACGCATACAATCGGCTGGGTCCGGCACTGACAAGGGCGATGATAGAACGGCCGCCTCAGTGACGCCTGCCAGAAATAGCGATGCCAAACAGTAAACCCATAGCGAGGAAGGGCGAAAAGGCGCCAACAAAAAGAATTGGCAGCAGCCCAAACAGCGAACTGATGCAGTACCCAAAGCCTACGACCGCGACGGTGAGCCAGAACACAGCAGTAATGAAAGTTTTCATGGCTTACCCTTAGTAAGTACCGGCGATGAGGCGTGAAGCGTAGATCTTGCAGAGCATTTCCTGATCCTTCGCATGGGCCTGGTTGACGTACTTGCGAAGGCTGAGCATTACGATTGCGGTGTTGGACATGGTGATCTCTCCGGAAGTTACGACCACTATAGCAGATGCAAAATGAAAATACTAGTTATCGATGTCGGCTCGAATGCCTTGGACCTGTGCATGCGGTGGCAGCGCGCAGGCCATGGAGTGAAGTGGTACGACAAACCTCGTCCCGATGGCACGGATCGCCATGCCGGCGAAGGGATCGTTGAGAAGATCCGCGAATTCAACGACCTTCGTAAAAAGTGGATCGGGTGGGCGGATCTCATCTACACGCCGGACAATGTCTGCTACCTCGACCTACTGGAGCCCTACCGCAAGATCGGGTACCCCATACACGGCTGCAACCTTGAAGCCGTGGAGTGGGAACTGGACCGCGAAGTCGGGCAGAAAGTCATGGAAGAGTGCGGCATGCCGATCATCCCCGGCAAGACGTTCCATGATTACGATTCAGCGATCGCCTACGTCAAGAAGCAGGGTACAGCATTTGTTTCCAAGCCATCCGGTGACGGCGAACGCGCCATGTCCTACGTCGCTAACAGCGCAGCCGATCTGGTTTACATGCTCGAACGCTGGAAGGGCATCCCGAAGTACGTGAAGTCGGCTAAGGAAGACGGCTTCATTCTCCAGCAGAAAGTAGACGGCATGGAAATGGCCGTGGGCGGTTGGTTCGGCCCCTCTGGCTGGTCCAAAGCCGGATGGGTCGAGAACTTCGAAAACAAGAAGCTGATGAACGGGGACCTGGGCGTGAATACGGGCGAGATGGGCACTACTGTGCGCGTCGTAAAGAAATCTAAGCTCGCGGAGCAGGTCCTGAAACCGGCGACGGAACACCTCAAGAGGGTTGGCTATGTTGGGTATGTGGACGTGAATTGTATGGTAACGCACGATGGAGTTCCCTATCCTTTAGAGTGGACAATGCGCGATGGCTGGCCGATCCGGCACAACCTGTCCGCGCTGATCGAAGGCGATCCGGCGCAGTGGATGCTGGATCTCGTTAACGGCAAGGATACGCTCAAGGTGAAGCTTGACACCGTTTGCGTATCCGTACTGATGGCCCTGCCTGACTTCCCCTATTCGAAAATCACGAACAAGGAACTGTGCGGAATCCCGATCTATAATGCGGAAGACATGGAGCACCTCCACTGGTCCGAAGTCATGATTGGCGACGCGCCGCGCGAAGTCAACGGCAAGGTGGTTAGCCTTCCGGGTCCGGTGACGGCGGGGGACTATGTTCTTGTGGCGACCGGCTGCGGAGAGACGATAACGGGCGCTCGACGCAGTGTGTACAGCTCCATAAAAAAGGTGAAGATCCCGAACTCGCCTTTTTACAGGACGGACATTGGAACAGGACGCTTGAAACGACAACTACCTGATCTTCAACGTCTTGGATATGCGGTTGGTCTTTCATATTAGGAGTCTCTATCATGCCGATGAAATCGAAAGCGCAATCGCGACTCATGCACGCGGCTGCGGAAGGCAAGTCGAACAAGGTTCCGGCGAAAGTCGGCAAAAAGTTTGTGGAAGAGCAGCACGGCAAGTCACTCAAACGTCTGCCTGAACGGAAGACCCGGAAATGACAAGCCGTGCGCGCAAGGCCGGGGCTATCTCCGAGCAGTCAATCAAAGGGGCTCTCACAGAGGCTCGTGGGGACCTGTTTGTCGCTGCCTGCGCCCTCGACTGTACCGTCCGGGAACTGGACCAGTACATCCGGCGCAGCGGCTCCCTCCAGGCTTTCGCTGCTGCGGTAGAGACAGTCAAAGTAGATCCGGCGTACTCGAGATTGAGCACCGAGCAGTTCGAAAATCATGTCGCCGATCTCATACGCGCCTTCCGGGTAGACGGTATACAGGAAGTTCATAAGCTCGCCACGATGGAGTTCGGGGATAGCGCCGCGCTCGCCAAAGTCAAACTCGATGCTGCGCTTGCACTCACTGGAAACACCGCTGCGCGAGGCAATAACAGTGAGACTGAGAACGCCCTGGCGGAACTGAATACTCTCTATCATCAGAATGCTCCTCGTATAAAAGAAATGAGACAGACCGTTATCACTTTTGAAAATGGTCAGGAATTGATTCAACCAGCGATCGAACTGAAGCCAGATCCTTGAGCGCTCGCTCACGCATGCGGTTCACGACTCGCCAGTCCGGTTCGTCAGCCGGGAAGTGCTGCATCTTCTTCAGATTGATGTAACCGAAGCGCGCCATTTCCTCGATCTGCGGCTTGAACCCGGACTGCGTGATCATGCTCTTCGGGATCTCGCCTGCCTCCAGCCAATCCCATGCCGGCAGGAACTCGGTGCGCTCAGGCGCAAGCCGCTTCTGAACGTACCAGTGCTCCTGCGGCTTAAGCGAATTCTTCAGGTACTGAAGCCGCGATACCGGAATGTTGACCTCGAACGACAGTTCGCTGACCGAGAACACCCGGCCGGCGGCGGCGGTCCACAGTTCGCGCAGCGCGTCCGCTGAAGGGTGGTGCAGGTCGATCCAGTCCTCATGCGTGGTCCACGATACGGGGTGAGGGATCACGCCATACTCGTCGTTACGCCAGTGGCAGGATTTCAGCCGGTCCATCGATAGCGGGCACTCGACCTGAATCGTGACATCGCTCCGGAATTCCTCGGGCGGTATCAGATCCTGCTCGATCAGCAGGCCGCCGAGGTTCTTCCACCGGGTCAGTTGCGACTTTGACGCGGGTATCCAGCTGGCGTATTGGGCTAGTGGCACCTTCAGATCAAGCAGTTTGCCGGTATCGAAGTACACCGGCTTGTGCAGCCCGTACGCGCGATTCAGTACCACGTGCGTGTACTTCTCGTACGCCTTGCGAACCGACTTTGTGATATCGGTTGTGGAGAAGAGTTTCATTTCCCCAGAGCCTCTCTCGCAAGATTGCGCACCTCCTCGGTCACCGCGTGGCCGAGGTCTGAAGGATCGAGCAGCCGGCGCGCGAACGCGGCCAGCCGGATCAGGGGTGCCGTGTCACTGCGCAAGGGGGCGTAAAGGTGTTCGTTGTAATACTCATAGTTAGTCGCAGTAGCCTGCGCTGCCTGCGACTTCAGCGTTTCCTGCTTCGCGGTGTTCGGGTATTGGACCAGTTTTTCAAGCTGCGTTACGCGGATAGCAAGCGCATCCGCAGCGCGAGCGATGATGAGCACCTGATCCATAAAGTGTTTGTAATTGTCCACTATTTTCTCCTCTTCATAGCCTGCATCAGAATGTCCTGTACCGAGCGCTTGCTTTCAAGCCGCTCCAGCACGTCGAAGTCCACTGTATCCGCTGCCAGAATGTAGTGGATGAATACCAGTCTGTCGTGTCCTGCCTGCATCTGGCGGGTCGGGCCTATCCGCTCGATTATCTGCTGGTGCTCTTCGAGGTTCCAGTTGACGGAGAAGAACACGAGGATGTTGCCCCCATCCTGTAAGTTAAGGCCATGCCCAGCACTAGCAGGATGAGCAAACAGAACCGGAATACGGCCAGCGTTCCACGCCCGAATAGTTTCTGGATCGCTATCGAGAACGCGGCCGCGAGGAAAAGCGGCACGAAGGCGATCCAGATCGCTACGGAAATGATAAGCGACAAGTACCGGTGCGCCATTCGATTCTTCGATAATGTCCTCAAGCGCCTGGAGCTTTGCATCGTGGACCTCCGTCCAGTTCCGCTGTTCATCGGTATAGATCGCGCCGGCAGCCAGTTGCAGGCACTTCTGCGTTTTGCTGGCCGCGTTCAATGCTTCCACTTCTGTCGGCCCCAGATGCCCCTCCAGTTCCAGGAACATTTTCTTTTCCATGTCCCGGTACAGTTGCCTCGCCTTGTGAGGCAGCTCCACAACTATCCGGTTCTTCACCGGCTCGGAGAGATTGAAGTAGTCCTTCGCATCCAGCGATAAGCACACGTCGGAAATAAGCGTCTGTATCTCCTTCTGCGCGAAGTCTGTCGGCTCCAGACTGAACCCATCGTAGCTCTTTCTGAACCACCTGCTCGAAAAAGCAGTAAACGACCGTCCAAGTCGATGGCCCCCATCTATGAACCACATCGGTCCCCATAAGTCTTTCAGCCCATTCGGTGCAGGGGTGCCCGTCAGTCCGATCCATCTGTCTACCTTTTTGTGAGCGACTTCCGCGAGCGCCTTGGCGCGTTTTGTGCCTTGCCTCGTGCGGAAGCCTTTGAGTTTCGTTACCTCATCCGCCACGATCGTCTTGAACGGCCAGGGGCGAGGGTTGTATTTGAACCAGTCGACGAGCCACGGTACATTTTCATAATTGACCGTAAAGATGGCGCTATCTTCACGTAACGCCTGCGCGCGCTGTTCAGCCGTGCCCACGACAGGGGTACAAGGCAGATCGAGTCCCCACTTGGCAATTTCATCAGGCCACGTACTCTGCGCAACGCGTAACGGCGCGAGTACAAGCGTCGGGCTGTCGTCGACGGCGGAGAGAACATCGAGGGCTTTGAGTGTGCTGATCGTTTTACCCAAGCCCATGGGCACAAAGGCATTGCAGCGCTCCTTTTCCAGTATGTGATCGATGATCAGTTGTTGGTAAGGTCTTAGTTTCATCGCGCGGCGCAGAAACCCATAAGACCGTACAGCAGCATGCCGAGTATCAGAACCGCGATTGTGTATGCGCTCATTTGGTCATTTCCTGTATAAACTTGTCGACCCCTTCTTTGCTGTCGATAACCCATACAGCAAAGCCCATGCTGTTCCATCGGACCATTTCCCGAATCTGTTCCGCACGTGGAGCCTCGCCGGTAGCCTTCACCTCTACTAAAGCAAAGCGGCCGTATTGAAAGCCCACGATACGATCAAGCACGCCTCGGTGGCCGGGGCTAACAAACTTGCGTTGCAGGCCGCCGGCTTCGCGTACCCGCTTCACGAAGTAGGCTTCAATTTCGCGCTCCCTCACACCCATCCCCAGATCCACTCTACCGCGAAGATAACGCCAAGCCCCAAAACGCCAAGTGCGGCGCAGATGATATCGGCTCGCGTGCGCCGCTTCGCGTACGGCGTGAACGAGTGGTGAGGCCCGAACGCCTGTTGTATCGTGCGGGGCGCAGGCCGGTAATGGCGACTGTCTTTACTGAACATGATTCCTCCTCTGGTTGGAAAAACTATAGCAGGCGCAAAACGGAAGTCAATCACGCTTTGCGATATCTGTAACTTTCAAATCCGGTAGCAGCGAGCGGAAGCCCCGACGCCCAGGGCGGAACCACGGCCATCAGTTTTGACAGATGCTTCGCGTTATACAGTTCACCGTCAGGCGCGTACGTGATCAGCTCATCGTGAATCGGTAACCGGATCGAGTACCCGGCCTCGCTGACCGCCGGATAGCAGTGCTTGAACACGTCACGGGCTACGGCTTGCGTCTTATTTTCAGTTACTTTGCCCCCATACGTGGAGAGCCTTTGCCACTTGCGCGAGTACTGATTCATACCGAGATAGGTGAGTTTGTCCCCGGTCTGCGGAGAAGGGTAAGAGACTGATCGACCGCTAGGCAGGATCGTGCGCAGCCAGTTTCCTTTACGTACGAAATTACAGCGACCGGACACAAACGTTTTACCCTCGTTGTGAACTGCGCTATGAAACGCCTCTTCGTCGCTTGCCCACATGGCGACGATCTTTGGATGTGCGCGGCGCCACAAGCGCTTAAGCGAGTCGCACATCATGAATGTTTCCCGCCTCAACCCGAACATCGGCCGCTTGTTGTCGGTCGGCCAGTCGTAGAAATTCTCCGCTTCCGCCCATACGTCGGCCGGTATGTCGGCGTCGAGCGAATCCAGATCGATACCATAAGTCGCGGCCCCCGTGACGAAAGCGCCAACGCCCCCCTGGTAGGCAAGGAACAGTTCCATCACCTTCCCGATCTGGCGTTGCTGCTTGTCGACCGTGGCCGGGTCGACCTTGAATGCCTTGCCGTAGGCGACCTTGTACAGGTCTTCACCCTTGCCAGCATCGAAGTCCCGGAACGCCTGCAACTTCCACTCCTCGCCGGCCAGCCAGGCGACAACCCGCCCCTCGATGTTCGACAGGTCGGCAACGACGAGCTTGTGCTTCGGCGGCGCGATGATCACGCCTCGCATCGCGTTGGCGCACAACTCCATCACGTTGTCCGTGATGAGGTCCGCGCACCCCGCCTTGATAGCGTCAATCCCGATCTCGATCTCCGGTGCCTTGAGCGTCGGCCGCATCAGGTTTTGGGGCTGGAAGAGTCGTCCGGCGTCGCGGCCTGTGCGCCCGGCTCCGGAAAACTGAATAACGCCTCGTAAGTACCCGTCCGTTGAAGATGAACGTAGAACTCTCTTATACTTCGAAACTGACGATGTGCTTGCCATAAGGCGAATAGCAATGAGGTCCCGGACTCCGTCAGGGAGCGATGGGTCTCCCAAGCGTCGTTCAAGCGTATCTGCTCGCATATCAGGCAGCGTGACCCCATGCTCAGCGAGGATGTATTCGAGCAGCCTGTCGCGCTGCGTGGCAGCGGTGACGGCTCCGTCTGTGGCTTCGGTGACGTCGGCCGCGAGTCCGGCCTGCGCTGCGTCAACTGCTTCAATAGCCTTGCCGGCCAGTTCAAGATCGACATAGATTCCCTCGTTGTTTATTTTCTGATCGTGCTGCCACAGCGCCAGTTCGGAGGCGTTGTTCGGATAATTCCACTTGGGCATCTTGTTATGGAGTATGCGCATCGACGTAATATCCGACTTAGCATACTCGATGAACTCCGCCCATTCATCGGGGTGAGTCTCACGGGTCTTCCTTCGTAACTTGCTGTTCTTCGGTTGCGGTTTGCAGAACATGTGAATCAACTGGCGTCCGCGTTTGTCCTTCGCCTGGTCCACGGGCAGCCGGAATATATCGCAAAGCGCGCCTAGCGATCCGGGCAGCCCGTGGCATAGCGCCTGAACCATCGTGTCACGTTGCTTATGCTGAATGAACATCTTACGCAGCGAAGGTCGCGCGTGCTTCATAACCACGAGGTCAAAACCGCCCCAATTATGCCCCCAGTGTTCATCGCATTGGGCGATAGCGTCTTCCAAGTCAGCTGGTAGCTTAGGATTCGACGTCGCATCCCAACATGAAACCGAACCGTCATCTACGGACCACGGGAACAGAAGGATCTCCGCTTTTTCCGCATACCGATGCGCGCCGTCATTAATAGGCGTTTCACAAAACGTCTCGGTATCTCCCCAAAGGCGCATTGTCATTTGTAGTCGTTAAAGTCTACGACCTCATCCCATTCATGCCCACACATAGAGCACTCCATTGGAACATCGAACTCGTGGGGCTCGTCTTCATCTGCGTCCGAATTTTCCTGTTTTCTGAACCGCTCAGCGGATTCAAGGATAGCGTCTACATCCTTAGGATCGGCGTTAAGCGCACGCCGTAACTCATCGTCGCTCCACGAGCCATAATTTATTCCGCGTATAAGCATAAGTTTGCCCCGCTCTCACGGGGCCTCCGGTAGCTAAGCGAGGTCGTCTTCAGCGTCGATAGAGTCAAAGCCGTCGTCAGTCGGCCGTGAAGCGCCGCCGAAGCTGTCACCGTGGTCGCAGAACTGCACACCGAGCAGCCCGCACCGCATGCCGTTGTACTTGCCTCCTTGCGCCCACATTTCGACCTTGGCATTGACATAGCACCCGGCGTAGATGACGCCCTCCTTGCCTGTCAGGCGCTTCGCCTTGCCCGTGTCCGGATCCTTGGTGATGTGCAGGAAGATCGGGGCGCCGTCCTTCTGCTTGCGGACTGCGGACAGCGCATACATATTCTCGAAGCCATCATAGATGTCGCCCGAACTGGATTTCTTGTTCTTCCAGTAGGAGAAGGCTTTCTTGTCACCGCGCAGATCCTCCAGCATGCTCGCGGCTTTCTTGTTCCACATCGCTTGCGCTTCTTTTTCGATAGCGGCCTGGACTGCCTTGTCGTTCTCACTACCCGGCACGACGATGAACGTAGCGGAGTGGCGGAACTCGCCTTTACCTTCGTACTGCGACGGTTCGAACAGGTCATCGATAAACGCAATACGGACTTTCTTCAACTGAACGATGGTTCCCATTTGCTACTCCTTAACAAAGTTCGTCTTCGGCGTCAAAGCCGTTCTCGACAGGTTCAATGACAATTGCGGGCCGTGGATCGCTATCCAGCACCACGTGCGGCTTGCCGGCGGGCTGCACGACCAGGCTCTCTATCTGCTTCAGGCGTCGCGGCTGATCCTTCAGCGCATCAAGGATTGGCTTCGGGCCTAGTAGTTTGAAGCTGTACATCTGGTCCTGCTTCATCTTGAATTTCTTCATCATGGCTTCGGCTTCCTCGTCTGAAGCCCAGGCACGGTTACCCTTCTTACCTGACACAACCTTCACGCCGGGGATCTGCCTGCCCGCAAACACCTCCAGTTCGATCCGTGCGCGGACCGCCTTGATCCAGTCTTCAATGAACTCCAGCGAGGGGAAGACTTCGGCAAGTCGCTCAACGGCAAGCGCTTCAACCATCGCGGGCACTTCGCCGACAAGCGTGTCCACGTCTAGCGTTTCAAAGCCCATGGTCATCACTTCCTCGACCCTGGCGCGCGCCGCAGGACAAACCGCATAAGCCTTGCACCACATGCATGCCTTTTCGCTCGGCGCAAAGTCTTCCTCTCGAAGCGCGCGTTGCCCATCCAAAGCGAGTTTGTGAAGCGTGATTGCTTTTTCGGCGGCCGGCTGCACGACACCCCGGCACCAGTCATCGATAGTCTTCGCAGGCAGTTCCCATTCTGAACCGCTCCGCAAGGGCTGCTCGATCACCATTGAGAAACTGGCAAACTCGTGCACAAGCCCAAACTTCTCCATCATGCCCGCTGCGTACAGCATGATCTGCGGATTGTCTTTAGCGTCAACCTCCTGATAGCCAAACTTTGCGTCAATCACTTCACCGTCGACGTACCCCGGCCACTCTATGATCAGACAGATATCGCCTCGCCCGGTCGCGCCTTCCTCGCCTGTGATGTGGCCTATCGGCAAGTCCTGTTCAAGCTCGACAGCCACGGTCGCGCCTTGCAGGCGGTATGAAGCGATCCGGGCTCGCACATTGTCGAGCACGGTCTGCACATCGGCAGCGAACGCCTTGTCGACTGTGTGACCCTTCTTCATGATGTGGCCGGTGTACGCGGCCGCATCCTGTTCAAACTGCATGCACAGGGTCAGGAGTTCGTGCTTATCCGTACCGAGGTCAGCAGGCTTCGTATCGCCTTCCGGCTGGCCGATCTCCATCGCAAGCGCGTTGGCGCAGTTCAGCCACTGGTGCGCGCTCGACGGACTGGCTAGCGCGTGATACTCACTCATGCGAAGCCTCCGGATCAACTTCGCCGTTAGCGACCCGCGTCATGTACTTCACGTACTCCGTCCACTGCTCTTCCTTCAGCGCCTTGGCGGACGCGACACCGAACCGCGAGAGCGCAGCCTTGGCCCTGTCGCGGCTAGCTGCGCTAACCTTGATCGTGATCCGCTTTACGTCGTCGTAAGTCACCGGCTCGGATACGTTCGAGGAAGCCGGCGAAATGTCGGGCGTGGGCTGCGATTTCGGCTTGTCGTTTGGGAGGTCTTCTACTTTAAGGCTGTTACCTTGTCCCTGGTTGCCAAGCTTGCTAGCATGGCCATGTCCCGGATCGTCGGTGATATGGCCAATAGTCGCTGTATTGTGCGCGTTTGCTGCGCGCACGGCCGCAGTCAGTTCAATCACTGCTGCGGTGAGCAGTTCAATCTTTGCTTCCAACGACATATCGATTTCTCCTTCGTGAGTGGGTCACTGCGGATAGAAATTTAGCGGGCGCAAAACCACCTGTCAAGCACATTTTTCATTTGCGTTTCCGTTTTGCTTTTGCTATAGTCCAGTCACTAACCGGGAGATAGGCAAAGATGTGGACCGTGAAATTTTACACAGGGGCCGAATGGCCCCTGATAAAGAGTGACTTCGGCATCGAGTTGGAAGTCGCAGGCGCAACGCGTAAACAGGCGGAAGAAATTGCCGCCATTCTTAACGAGCATTATAAGGAGAAATCATGAAAGCGTTTCACGGAGACCCGGCAGTCAAGGAAAAGTATCTGGCACGTCTTAAGGCGCATCATGCTGCGGACGAAATAATTCAGGGCACAGGATACGAAAACGGACACGGTTGCGCGGTTGGTTGCACGCTGAACCAGTACAATCACGCGGCTTACGAAGATGAACTCGGCTTACCGACCTGGCTGGCGCACCTTGAAGACCGTATATTCGAGGGGTTACCGCCGGTCGACGCCCAACGGTTCGCGGTTAACTTTCTAGAGGCTATTCCTGTCGGTGCTTCGGTCGATAAAGTGCGCTGGCAACTGGCTTCGCAACGGCATAAACGTGACCGTGACCGACTCGCAGCAAATCCGGAGCCTTACGCAAAACAATGCGTTGCCGCTATTGATTTAGTGATTGCGTATTGCGATTCAGAATCTAAAACGGATTCGGCGGCGCGGTCGGCGGCGCGGTCGGCGGCGCGGTCGGCGGCGTGGTCGGCGTCGGAGTCGGCGGCGTGGTCGGC